GGTGCAACTGGTATCGCTGGTGCAAGTGGTGCAAGTGGTGCAAGTGGTGCAAGTGGTGCAACTGGTGTACAAGGTGCAACTGGTGCCACTGGTATTGATGGTGCAAGTGGTGCAACAGGATTAACTGGTGCAACTGGAGTTGCTGGTGCATCTGGTGCAGACTCAACGGTTGCAGGTGCAACTGGTATTCAAGGTGAACAAGGTAACTTTGGTGTTGCAGCGTTAGAATATGAATATATAATTTCTACTGCTGACTCAGATCCGGGCGCAGGTAATGTTAAATTCAATGTGCTTTCGTTTTATACCGCGACATTTATGTATATCAATGAGACAGATTTTAATGGTTTAATTGCAACAAATTTTTTAGAAACAATCGATGATTCAACATCTAGTGTTAAAGGCCATTTTTCAATAGCTGAAAAGACCTCCCCACTAGTTTATTCAATATTTGCAATCACTGGGACTCATACTAAATCAGGAAGTTATTATAAAATTCCAGTAAGTTATCTATCAGGTAATGTCACTACTACTGGTGATAACGTTATCCTTACATTCCAACGTACTGGTGACAAAGGTGATATTGGTTTAATTGGAGCTACTGGTGTACAAGGTGCAAGTGGTGTTGGTGGTGCTACTGGTGCAGGTTTAACTGGTGCTACTGGTATTGATGGAGCCACAGGTTCCACTGGTTTAACTGGAGCTACTGGTGTACAAGGTGCTACTGGTATTGATGGAGCCACAGGTTCCACCGGTTTAACTGGTGCTACAGGTATAGATGGTGCTTCTGGTTTCCAAGGTGCTAGTGGTGCTACAGGTGTTGCCGGTATTGATGGTGCAACAGGATTAACAGGTGCTTCCGGAATTGGTGCAACTGGACCTGCGGCTGAACTAAGTCTTGCAACATTTAAATCAACCGTTGCAGATTCAACTAGCTTTGCAGACTTCCAAACTAGAGTAGCTCTTCTATAATGTTAAACGGGCAAACCTATTATCATGGCGCAATTAGAAAGACGATCGTAGCATTTGGTCGTCTATTCTCTGACATCAAGATCGCAAGACAAGGAAATGATGGAGCAGTAGCTCAAACAATTCAAGTCCCTCTTGCTTATGCACCTAAAGAGAAATGGTTAGTTCGTATTGATTCAGATCCAAACCTTACGAATCATGCATATGCTTCATTGCCAAGGTTATCTTTCGAGATTACTGGGTATCACTATGATGCATCGCGTAAAACTAATAAGATGAATAAGATCGTATGTAGAGATAATACAACTAGTGCAAATCCAACAGCTAAGACAGTATTCTCTCCAGCGCCATATAATATTGATATCAACTTATATGTCTTAACTAAGACTCAAGAAGATTCTATGCAGATCCTTGAACAGATCTTACCTATATTCAATCCAGAATATACATTATCAATCAATGCATTACCTGCTTTGGAAATAGTTCAAGACGTACCTGTAATATTAAATAGTATCGCAGCAGAAGATAATTATGATGGCTCTTTCCAAGAAAGGCGATTCGTTACACATACATTGTCATTTACTATTAAAACAAACATCTACGGTCCAGTCACTGATAATGGTGTGATACTTACTACTACAGCAAACCTATCACAGCCAGGTAGAAAATATACCGCTGTTGCTCCTTCAGTGGATGGTACTGTTACGGAAAACTGGGAAGCACAGTTTTAATGTCAAAGAATTATAATGCCAATAGTCAGTTAAAAGCGGCTGGTGTAGTTGTACCGTTTACTGAAGATCAAGTCAGAGAGTACATGAAGTGTGCTGCTGACCCTATCTACTTTATTGAAACATACTGCAAGATCATATCGCTTGATCATGGTCTTATTGATTTTAAACTATATGATTGCCAAAAGGAAAAGGTGAAGGTTATACATGAGAATAGAAAAGTTATCCTTATGGAAGGTCGTCAACAAGGTAAGACGACTACTAGTGCAGCATATATTTTATGGTATACCCTATTTCAAGAATCGAAACAAGTCGCGATCATGGCAAACAAAGCCACCGCCGCCCGTGAGGTCTTATACAGGTATCAGTTGATGTATGAGAACCTTCCTATGTGGTTACAACAGGGTGTTACTACATGGAATAAGGGAGATATAGAACTTGAGAACAATTCAAAGGTGTTCACTGCAGCAACGACATCTTCTGGTATCCGCGGTAAGTCTGTCAACATGCTATACGTCGACGAAGCTGCGATCATCCCTAATAACGTAGCTGACGACTTCTTCACTTCTGTATATCCTACGATATCTGCAGGTGAAACGACAAAGATCTTATTAAGTTCAACTCCACTAGGTTATAATCACTTCTGGAAATTTTGGAATGATGCTGAGAACGGAAGAAACGACTTCGTACCTTTATTCATACCGTATACAAAGATCCCAGGTAGAGATGAAAAATGGGCAGAAGCACAAAGGAGACAGCTCGGTGAACTGAAATATAACCAAGAAGTATTATGTACCTTCTTAGGTTCTGCGCTCACTCTGGTGCGCTCAGATGTGATCGGGAGACTATCTCCAGGCAGGATCATATATAGTAAGGATGGATTAGATGTATACGATAAACCTGTCAAGGATCATAGCTATTGTTTAGTAGCTGATACCGCTAAGGGAGTTGGTGGAGATTACTCAACGTTCTCTATCATAGATATCACAGAGTCACCATATAAACAAGTGGCAAAGTATAGAGACAACAATATTAGTCCTATGCTATTCCCATCAGTGATATATAAAGTAGCGACAGAATACAATCAGGCATACGTACTATTAGAAGTTAACTCTTCTGAACAAGTAGGATCTATCCTATACTCTGAGATGGAATATGAAAATATCCTATTTGTGAATAGAAATACAGACGGACAAGTAGTATCAGGAGGCTTTGGTGGTGGTAAAGCGCAGCTAGGAGTCAATACTGATAAGAAAGTAAAACGAATCGGTTGTATGAACTTCAAGGCCTTGGTCGAAGAGAATAGACTCTTAGTTCAAGACATTGATACTATACAAGAGATATCAACCTTCATCGAGAACAATAAAGGCTCTTACGAGGCAGATGAAGGATATCATGATGACTTAGTTATGACATTAGTATTATTTGGGTGGTTGACCACAAATCCATACTTTAAAGACCTAAACAACGTAAACATTAGGCAGATAATGTATGAAAACCGTATCAAGCAAATAGAGGATGAGCTAACTCCATTCGGATTCATGGATGATGGCAGGGGCAGCCAGGACGAACAGGTCCTATTGAATTTTTAATAGTTATAAATATATGTATAGAGGTGACTCTAGCTTATATCATAAAAAACCTAATTTAAGGAGAAACAAAAAATGCCGTTTCAATTATCTCCAGGAGTTGCGGTAGTCGAGAAAGACTTTTCTGCAATCGTTCCCGCAGTATCTACTTCTGCTGGCGCTTTTGCTGGTGTATTTGCATGGGGTCCAGTTCTTGATCCTGTAACAATTACATCTGAAAACGTTTTAGTTCAAAGATTTGGTAAACCAACAGATTCTAACTTTGACTCTTTCTTTACAGCAGCAAATTTCCTAGCATATACAAACAATTTATTAGTAGTTCGCGTTGATACATCTAATCAAAGAAACGCAGTGTCAACAGGTACTGCTGTTAAGATCAAAAACTTTGACGATTATTCAATTAATTATTCCGGTGGACAAGGCACTGTAGGTGAATGGGCTGCTAAATACCCAGGCGCTTTAGGTAACTCACTTAAAGTTTCTATGGCTGACTCACAAACATTTACTGGTTGGACATATGAAGCAGAGTTTGATTCTGCTCCTAGTACTTCAACATTTGCCGCATCAGTAGGCAGCACAAACGATGAGATACATGTTATCGTTATCGACGAAGATGGTCTATGGACAGGCACACAAGGTGCTATTTTAGAAAAATTCTCTTATGTTTCTAAAGCTTCTAATGCTGTAAAATCAGATGGCACAAATAACTACTATAAAAACGTAATTAATAGTCAATCTAAATACATTTGGTGGATGGATCATACATCAGCTGTTACAACAACAGTTGCTGGTGCAGGAACTTCAGGTGTTGCATGGGGATTAGACGCATTAAATAACGGATTTAAAGATCTTACTGGTGCTGTAACTAAATCATTAGCTGGCGGAGTAGATGA